CTGTNGNTATACCTAAAAATACAAATCTTTCAGCTCTATCAAATATATCTTTCAACACCCCATCAACTTCCTCATAGGGAATATGTTCCATAACATCAACAGAAAAAACTCCATGAAAAGGTCCATCAGGTAATTTTTCATGTTCGGTGATAGCCGGATCATACAACGATGGTAATATCCCACCCCATGTGTCATGGATTTTTGTATGGGTATACACTGTACCTTTACCACAACCATAATCTAATAGAGTTTGTGACTTAGTATCTAAAATTGCATCTATAATAAATTGCAAATGAAATTTCAATGCACCGCCACCACCATAAACTTTACTTTTCTTATGATGTTCTCTATAAAGTTCTACATTTTTCATACATCTCATCTTCTAATTCTNGAGGAAAATATCCATAAGGCTTCGGTGCATCTAAAGGTACATACTCAAAGTCTTCCTTCTTCTTTCCTTTCACAGCTGATATACTTTCTCTGAAGATAGCCAACTGNCCATAATACAATANCGATCCAATATCCTGTAGAGTATAATCTTTAGGTNTNTNAAACTCTTGTCTCTTTATNATCCAACCACCATCAACTCTACCATCAATAAANTGACTAGTNACTGCCACTGCTAATTCATTATACATTATCCAATGAGCTGTGTCAAGACCTCTACAATCTGGAATACCACCAGGATGAAAATTAATAATACCTAAACTAAATTTATCTATAACTTCTTTCTTGAGTATTCTAGCGCCGGATATCAAACCAAGTTTAGGCTTAATTCTATCTAGATATTCTAAACATTCTGGAGAATTATGGCCCATCATATAATAGGGTATCTTCAACTTCCAACACATCTCTCTAGTGTCATGTAAACCTATAGTAGGAACACCTGAATGTTGTTTTTGTTCTGGTATTTTTAAAAGTTGTTTAGGTGCTCCAATAACCGCATCTAATTTGAAATTATAATACCGTAGATAGTTAATAAAATCTTGTGTTTTTCTATGAGGAAAATCATATGCAAATAGTATCATCGCCAATACTCTTTAATCCAACCTTGACTTGCTATCAATTGCTGGGGTTTAGGTTTACCATGAAAATAAACTATACTAGCTGTTTTTACCAAATCAAAATTCTTTTGTAAATGCATTTTATAACTTAGTAATCTCTGTGGAAAAACTACATCTAATTTGGGACTATTATTATAGTAATTTCTCATCACTGCCATTTCAGACGGTACATTAAAAAAAATACACTTCTCTAAAATCTCTTCCTCTTTAGTTTGCCANAATTCCCACAGCTGCTCACAAAATTTTGGAGTAGCGAGCGTTACTGCATTACACACCAAATCAGGTGTATTTGGATCTNTACATAAAGCTATTTCGTGTGGTGGACCTGCATCCCTTGGAGGATCATAAGCTAATATATCATCTAAAGAACCTGTTATAATAGTATCTAAGCCTGCGGTAAATCTTTTACCATCGCATAAATCTGGTCTGTATAAATCCATAAGGCTCATCCAGCCATATTGATCTACTGATTTTGACAATCTTACTTGTCTAATATTTTCTTCAAACTTATAATTTGCATCCGTTAAACAAACAAAATCAAATAGACCACTATAATGTCTTGCAATACCTCGATACAATTTATCAACCCATATTGGATCGTATATACCCACGGAATGTGGAATGTTTGTATTCTCTCCTTTAAATAAAGCTGTTACAACAGTTATATCAGCCTTATACTTTTCTCGATTTTGCCACATACGTTTTAGTACCTATATATTTAGATGCTGCAACCTTACTCTGTTGTATTACCCAACCACCTTCAGTCTGTTTAAACTCTAATAGAGTTTTTTCCTCCCAGCCTAAATGTTTCATTACTTTATCGGGTACTGGAAGTGTATTATCTTTCACCGTCCAAGCTTCCCAGAACCAATAGATACCTCGTTGAAATTGTGGGTATCTATCATGGTAACTCATACTATTGCCGTCCTCATTAATGAAGCTTCATATATCTCTTTATTTATTTCACAACCGAGATACTGTCTATTCATTTTACAAGCGATATATGGTACAACACCTGAACCTGAAAATGGATCTAACACCTTATCATTCACACTACTCAAATTCTCAACTACTAACTTAACAAAGTTTTCATTCCATACATAATACGGACCAACAATATGTTTTAACCAATCTCCTTTACGTTGTATAGTTCCTTTACGAGTAAACACACACAAATGTTGGTAAGGAAATTTATATTGATCTTTACTCTCCACAACATTAACAACCATTATCTTATAATCTTTTAATATAAATCCTAAATTCTCCATATTACGAATGATAAATGAATGTTTAGAATAAACTTGTGCATTTATTTTTCTATCTGTCTGACACATAGCAATAAATCCTGTGTCATTAATGAGGCGATGAAATTCATTCATTGTATTAATTAAAAATGTTTCATATATAGCAATGTCTTTTATACCAATATCATTTAAATCTGGAACACTTGTAAAAATTAAATCTACAGACCTTTCCTCAAGTTGAGGCATTAACTCAAAACAATCCCCATTAATAAATTGATTCCATCTTAACATATCAATGCCCTTACCTTATCATTGGCCTCAACATCTATAACCAAATGAGTTCTCATATCTACACCTGCATTGATTGCCTGATGTGGTTTTCTAACATCTAGATACCAACACTCACCTACTTTCATATGACAAGAAACTCTTTCTGCTTTGTAATCCCACTGACTGAATAAAACTTTATCATTAGTCACGATAGGAAAATGAAATCGCATTAACTTATAATCATTTACTCCTGCATCAGGATCTACTTGGTCAGTATGTCGTTGTAATTCTCCACCGCCAGGTGACAATTTCATAAAACGTATTCTATGAGGTTTGCCTGGTAACAATCTCAATAATTCTTCTACCTGTGGAAACTCTTTGCGGAGTTCTGTGTCTTGAAGTTTAAACTCTACATCTTTATTTTCTGCTTTCCACTTCTTACTCATTTCTTCTGGCTTAGTAATAAACGACCAATCTGATGTATACCCACGGAGAGATATTGCACTCCACGACTTATCTTTATTATAATTAGAGTAGTGATTTGTAAACTCGTAGTCCATTCTATTTACTTGTTGTGCTATTGTTTCACATATATTAGATACATCAGGTATACTTGTCTTTCTTAGCACCAACTTTTCTTCAGGCAACATCATATTCTGTTCTTTAAATTCTCTTATGTCACCAAGAAATGATGATTGATCTTTAAAGTAGACACCTTGAATATCTCCAAAGGTGTTTATCTTGATACCTAACTTTCTATAACTCGATTCGTAGGCGATCTCTCTATCCCCAAAATGTTCTTCATTAATATACAAAAAAGTATCTTCATCATAAGACCTAAGTTTATCAATTAAGTCATCTGTCTTATCATAGGCCATTCTATCTACAACCCTATCACCTTTCTCTACAGTGGCGATAGGTATATCATAAGCAGAATACATATTGATTTTAGTTCTAACTTTGAGCACTCTACTTTGCACTGCCCAACCATCACCACATACATAATTGTCTGTATCAATAGCGGCAGCAATCTTATTCTTTTTCATCTCCAAAAACGGAGACAAACATCGCTCATTATAACCTTCCCAAGTTTTCTCTTGGTCTAAAAGGTAATCTAGTTCTATTCCTTTCTGCCAGTCTTTCATTTTTGAA